CATCCACCCTGCTCGAGGACGGTGTCAAGATCCTCGGTGGAGGATCGTGTCTGACAAATGCGGGGGGGAGCGCGGGTACGGAGAGTTTTCTCCATGTACTTACCGCAGATGGTGTCGCCCACACCATCTACCCGCGTCTCCTTGCAACCCTTTCGTCCCTGGCGACTTTTCGCACCAGGGATTGGCAAACCCTCATGGTTCTTCGGAACCGGGCCCTCGGGTGGGTCAAGGAGGTCGGGATGCGGGATCTCGACGTCGTCCCAGGGTTTGCCAGCACCATCGTGATGGCGATGGCCGTCGGCTCTTCGGAGTCTGCCGCGGTTGCGTCATCTGGTGCGTTAGGCTTGTCCGCCTGCTTCGCGCCTTCGCCCTAGGCCAGCCAGGTGTGCTTGCGTGGGCATTGTGTCGGTGACGGGCCACCACCCGTCATTCGCCCCGATGCCTCACTCGACACCTCGCGTGCTTCTGGCTGCCTAGGACAAAGGCGCAATTTGCGGATTTCATCCGTTGCCCCATTACCTGGGATTTGGGTTCCCAGGGTTCATGGGGTCTGTTACCACAACGAGATTGCTGCCCTTGTGAAGCGATCTCTCGGTCCTACGCCCGGCTCGGCTGTGGGTGACCGCCAACCTGTCCTGGATGCCTTTGCTTGCATTAGGAGGGTTGTCACCCGATATGGCGGGTCAAGATGGGACTATCTGGAGACTGCGCATTCTTACACGGGTGCTATGCGCAGGAGGTACCTTGAGGCGGAACGTTCCTTGATGCTTGATGGTCCGTTGAGCTCGTCGGATTGCAAGTTGAGAGCGTTCTTGAAGGCTGAGAAGCGCCACATAGGTTCGTTGGCGAAGCCTAGGATGATTTTTCCGAGGTCACCTAGGTACAACCTATGCTTGGCGTCTTGGCTGAAGCCGTTCGAGCACTGGCTGTGGGGAAACCTACGTCGGTCGGCGTTCTCCGGTGCCGGAAACTCCAGAGTTGTGGCGAAGGGGTTGTCGCCACGGCAGAGGGCAAACCTGATAGCTCGTAAGTTTTACGAGGTGCCCGATTGCGTGGTGATGGAAGTTGATGGGAAAGCTTTCGAGGCCCATCTGGATCTCTGGCAACTGGTTCAAGAACACCTGGTGTACGCCACCGCCTACCCTGGTGACGGGGACTTGCGGCGTGTACTGAATCACCAGTTGCGTAACTTTGGGGTCACTAGCTGTGGTGTGCGGTTCTCTCGCGAAGCAGGTCGAGCAAGTGGAGATTTCAACACTGGCATGGGTAACTCCCTTGTCATGTTGGCTGTTGTCGTCGGGTGTATGTCCTCTCTAGGCCTTTCTGTCTGGGACACACTCGTCGATGGCGACAATGCACTCCTCTTTCTCAGAAAGGCTGACATGCTTCGGGTCGTCCCGGTATTCGCTGCCACGGCTCTCAAGGTTTCGGGTCATGAGATGACCCTGGAGTCTCCGGTGGATTACCTCGAGGGTGTCAGGTTTGGCCAGTCGGCCCCTGTTTGGTGTGAGGGCGGTTGGACGATGGTTCGCGAGTGGCG